GCTGGGCTATATGTTTATTTGTTAAAGTTTGCAGCAGAGCGGTCGTATTCTGTAGACACAGAAGAGTCTCATCAATATGGATTTCCTTTTCCTGCGGAACAACCTCTTCAATATATGTCTGATTTACTAGCTGACGAAGCGCTTCCATTTCAACCTCGAGACTATCAATACGATGCGATTGAAAAAGCCCTAAAAAGAACTCGAGCAATTTTATTATCTCCTACTGGATCTGGAAAATCATTTATTATTTATCTCATTATGAGATACTGGTTAATGCATTTGTCTAATAACAATAAAATACTAGTTATTGTACCTACAACTTCCCTTGTAGAGCAGATGCATCAAGACTTTATAGATTATGGCTACAAGCCAGAAGACATGCATAGAATATATTCTGGCAAAGATAAAACAACAAATAAACGTATTATTATTAGTACTTGGCAATCAATATATAAATTACAAAAAAAGTGGTTTAGTCAATTTGGTATGGTAATTGGCGATGAATGTCATGGCTTTAAATCAAAATCGCTATCCTCAATTATGAATAAGTCAACAGAAGCTAAATATCGTTTTGGTCTAACCGGTACTTTAGATGGCACTCAAACACACAGACTGGTTCTAGAAGGATTGTTTGGTCCAGTCTATAAAGTTACAACGACCAAAAAGTTGCAAGACAATAATACTTTAGCGCCATTGGATATTAAAGTCCTTTTATTAAATTATTCAGAGGAGGTAAGGAAAAATTTTGGAAAGAAAACGTATCAAGAAGAAATTGACTTTATTATTGGACATGAAGCTAGAAATCGTCTTATTTCTAATTTGGCTATTGATGCTGAAGGAAATACTCTCATCTTATTTAATCGTGTGGAGGCTCATGGAAAGCCATTATTTGAGTTGATAAATAGTAAAGTAAATGAAAATAGAAAAGTATTTTTTGTAAGTGGTGAAGTTGCAACTGGAGATCGTGAAGCTATACGGAAAATTGTAGAAGGTCAGAAAAATGCAATTATCGTCGCCTCATTAGGAACTTTCAGCACTGGCATTAATATTCGCAATCTTCATAATATTGTCTTTGCTTCGCCGTCGAAATCCCAGATTAAAGTTCTTCAGTCAATTGGCCGAGGACTTAGAAAATCTGACGATGGTAGGATTACAACACTGTACGATGTAGCAGACGACTTACATTGGAAATCGCAACAAAACTATACGCTATTACATTCAGCGGAACGAGTAAAAATTTATGAAAAAGAACAATTTAAATATAAAATCATAAAGGTTGACATATGAAACTAGATAGTATAAGACAATTTAAACTATCTTCAGGTGACGAGTTGTTATGTGAAGTTATAGAATGGGACGATGTAGAAAATGCTGAGCTTATTGTTCGACATTGCTTTGAAGTTCGTAAATGGGAAAACTCAGAATTAAACGCAAGGTACTACGCTATTAGGCCGTACATGGCTTTTCAAGTAGGACCTCACCAAGTACTAAGTTTAAACTCTGATCAAATCCTTATGTCATGTTTACCTACTTCAGAAATAGTAGAGCAATATAAAATTGCAATTAAGAATAACGAAGCATCATCTTCTGATGATGATTTAGATGCAGAGCTAGATTTAGACGATAGATTCAAGCGACTAAAATCTTTGCTAGATGACATGGATATAGATCTCGATGATTCGTCAGATCCAAATATAATTACTTTCCCAAGTAATCGTAAAATACATTAGTATATCCACCCACACCAAAAATCCTGTAGATTTATTATACACTAATCTGCTGGATTGTAAACCCCTAAAATGAGCAACTGTGAAAAAAAAGTTTTAATTTTTTAAAAAAAGTTGTGTACATTTCTAGCATATCCGACTATAATTGAATAGATCTTAAGGAATATATTATGGCAAAAAAGAAAAGCATACATTACGTAAATAATAAAGAATTTTCAACAGCTATTGTTGAGTATTGTAAACACGTAAAAGAATGTAAAGAAACTGACGACCCTTTACCGAAAGTTCCTGATTACATTGCTCAGTGTTTCTTAAAGATCGCCGAAGGCTTGTCTCATAAGTCAAATTTTATTCGCTATACATATCGTGAAGAGATGGTAATGGATGCGGTTGAGAATTGCCTTAAGGCAGTTGAAAACTACAATATTGATGCAGCGACAAGATCGGGAAATCCGAATGCGTTTGCGTATTTCACTCAAATTTCATGGTATGCTTTTTTACGCCGGATTGCTAAAGAAAAGAAACAACAAGACATTAAACTCAAATACTTGTCTGAAAGCGGTATCGAGCAATATGTAATTGGTGATGGTCTACAGGACGCAGCCGCTGGTAGCGTAATTAATTCGTTCATTGATACACTCAAAGATCGTATTGATAAAATAAAAGAAAAAGATACAGAATTAAAAGCGTATGTAAAACAAGAAAAAAACAGAAAAAAACGTATTGTAAAGGTTGACTCCGATTTAAGCGGTTTTTTAAAATGAAGGTGGCAATTCTTAATGACACTCACTGTGGTATTCGCAATAGCTCTGACGTATTTCTCGATAATGCAGAGAAATTTTATAGCGATGTATTCTTTCCTTATCTTTTGGAACATAATATTAAGCATATTGTGCATCTTGGTGATTACTACGATAACCGGAAGTTTGTCAACTTCCGTGCTCTTAACCGTAACCGCGATCACTTTCTTAAACCGTTAAGAGACAATGGCATTACTATGGATATTATCTGTGGTAATCATGACACTTACTATAAAAATACAAATGAGCTTAATAGTTTAAAAGAATTACTTGGTCATTATATGAATGAGGTTCATATCGTACATAAGCCAACCGTTATGGAATATGGCGAATTAAGCATGGCGCTTATCCCTTGGATCTGTGCTGAGAATGAAAAAGAATCTATTGATTTTATCAATAACTGTAAAGCCGATATAGTTGGCGGACATTTTGATATTATTGGTTATGAAATGATCAAAGGTATTAAATGCGAGCATGGGCTTGATCCAAGTTTGTTTAACCGATTTGAAACGGTTTTATCAGGCCACTTTCATACTAAATCTAGCCAAGGCAATATTCACTACCTTGGTTCACAAATGGAGTTTTATTGGAATGACGCGCACGACAGCAAACATTTCCACATTTTGGACACAACTACAAGAGAGTTGCATGCGATTGGCAATCCGCATACTCTTTATCATCGTATCTATTATGATGATAGTGTTCACGAGTATATGGATTATGATTTAAGTGTAGTTGATAATAAATTTGTAAAAATAGTTGTAATTAATAAACAAGACCAGTTTACATTTGATCGATTTGTTGATAGAATACTATCAAGAAAGGTTCATGAACTTAAGATTGCTGAGAACTTCAGCGAGTTTATTGGATCTAATGTCGAAGATAACAGCATATCATTGGAGGATACGTCTACGCTTTTAAATACTTATGTAGATGGTGTTGATACTGAATTAGATAAAGATCGTATTAAAACACGTATGCACGAACTTATGATTGAAGCACAGACTCTTGAGATTGCATGATTAAATTTAAAAAACTGCGGTGGAAAAACTTTTTATCCACTGGAAATTCTTTTACTGAAGTTGACTTTACTACCTACAAAACTACTTTGGTTGTGGGCCACAATGGCGCAGGGAAGTCCACAATGCTGGATGCACTAGCATTTGCGTTATTTGGCAAGGCACATCGTAATATTTCTAAGCCTCAACTCGTAAATTCTATTAACAATAAGTCTTGTGTTGTTGAAGTAGAATTTAGCGTCTTTGGCTCAGTATTAAAAGTAGTGCGCGGCATTAAGCCAAATATATTTGAGATATGGAAAGATGGGATTATGATTAACCAGTCCTCTCATTCCAAAGAGTACCAGAAGATCCTCGAGCAAAACATCTTAAAGCTTAATCATAAAAGCTTTCATCAGATCGTAGTGCTGGGCTCCTCCTCCTTCATTCCTTTCATGCAGCTCCCGGCTCAACATCGGCGGGATGTTATTGAGGATCTTCTGGACATTAACGTATTTTCTAAGATGAATCAGCTCTTAAAAGAAAAGAATAGCTTATTGAAAGATAAAGCTAACCAGATTGAATATAATTATGAGCTAACTAAAGAAAAGATTGATTTACAGAAAAAGTATATTCGAGAAGTTGAAGATTTAAGTAATGATCAAATTGAAGAAAAAGAAAACGAAATCGTTCTCTCAGAAGACTCAATATCAAGTTTACAGCTGGAAAACGCCGAGACCTCTGATAAAATCGAAAGCCTTGCCGAAGGTCTTGAAGAAAGCCTCAAAACGAACCACAATAAAAAGCAAACGCTTCTCCATTATAACGCGGAATTCAATCAAAAAATCAAACAACTTGTCAAGGACTCAAAGTTCTACGAGGAAAATGATACATGCCCCACATGTTCCCAAGATATTAACGCGGATTTACGATCGGAGAAGCTCTCCTCCGCCAAAGCTAAAGCATCCGAGATACAAAAAGCGTTGGACGATGTGTATGAGCAGTCGTCTTCTGTGGAATCAAATATTGAGCGGCTCAATGATACCTCAAATGATATCAGAACAAAAACCTCACTTATATCTTCTAACAACAGAGAAATCGTACGGTTGCAAGGACAGATTAAAACTCTCACCGTTGCCATATCAAAGATACGCGGGAATGATGGTGATGTAGCTAAATCGCAATCAGACTTAGATAAATTAAAAGCAGAATTAGATGATTTATTTGAATTTCGTTTAGAGAATAACGAATCTATGGCTTATAATACTGTTATCTTAGA